GGTTGAGTTTCTTCTTCTTGTTTAGTTTCAAGTTTAGGTTTTTCTTTTACCTCTTCTTTTTCAATTTCAGGTTCAACCTTAACTTCTTTTTCTTCAGAAGAGTTTTCAACCTCAAAGTCTACTTTATCTTCTTTTTCTTTTGATTCAGATTGTGATGTATCTATTTGACCCCAACCATCATCTTTGGTGACTGTATTGTCTTCCATATTTTCTCCTACGTTGTTGCGAACCAAGCGATTACGCAAAGTTATAATCATATATGATACTATAGTTTATAGTAACATACAAGTAACTATTTTTTATTTAACATCTTTTCTAATTTCTTAGCTTGTGCTGCATGTGCTCTTGAAGCTTTTTTTAATGCAGCAACTACACTCTTAACTGTTCTTTCATTCATTTTTTATCCTTATTATATAAGTTATCAAATGTTTTATTTACATCCATATAATCATCATGACACTCAGCAGTATGTTTATATTGAGAAGGTACAAAATCTGGAGCACCTTCACCTGCTGACCACATTGCAGGACTTGTAACTCTAACTCTATTATTAGGTAAAGCTACCATTGCACCTTTATATGGACCAGATGTTAAATGTAAAACATGTGATTGTTTATGTTGTGCAGGGTCATCTGCAACTGCACTATCAGTAAAGTCAACTGTAAAGTAATATTTACCAGTATAAAATTCACCATTTACTTTACACATCCAAGGACTTGAACTAATTCTGTCCATAACAATAATACTATGATTATGACTTGGACAATCCCAGGGTTGAGCATAATGTGTTTCAATAGGTGGTGTCCATTCATCTAAAGGTATATCACCTATTAAACCTGTTATTGGCATACGTGCCCACATTGCACCACCATGTAAATTTTGTTCTTCAGCTTCACAACCTGTAAAGACAACTTGAAAACTTAAACATCTATCAGGCATACAATTAACTGCAATAGCTAACGCATGTAAATATTCCCCATGATATGCTTGATGATTATGAGTAAACTCCTTCCTTACCCAACACCTAAAAAAAGGTATATTGGATATTAGATGAGACATGTTTAGCTATGAGGTCCTTTAATAATTCCACCTGCCATCATCATCTTTACTTTCTTGCCACCAGCATAACCCATTTTAACTTTTTTGCCACCAGCATAACCCATTTTAGATTTTTTCATTTTTACTCCTTATATGTGGTTGGTTAATATGTATATCTCAATAGCAATAATACCCAACCCTAATATTGCTGCTATTGAACCTATAATTAGATTTCGTCTAAATTTTTGTTTTCTAATTTGTTCTTTTAATATATCAGATTGTCTTTTTCTTTCAACAGCTATCTCTTGTTGTAATCTCTCCCACTGTCCAGGTGAACCATATAATAAAAACATACTTCTCATTTCATCTCTTAATCTATTAGCTTCTTCTTTTCTAAAATGAGCATCTATAGCATTTTGTTCAGCACCAGTTAATTTTCCAAACAATCCAGGTTTTTCTGATGCAACAACTTGTAAACCTGCTTCAGCCTTTGCCCATTTAGCTACTGCTCCTGACATTTTAGCTAAATCTTTACCTGTTTTAATAGCTTTAGATATTGCTTCTGTAGCTCCCTTCAAAGCTGCAAAAGCTGTAAATGGGTCAATCATATTTTATCCCCTTTTCTTTTTTACTTTTTGTTTTCTCCCACTTGCACTAATAGGGTATCTAATAGATTTTGGTTTAGGACCAATATTACCTTTAGCTCTTTTTCTTTTTATTGCTGAAGCTTTTTGTCCTGCAGTCATTCTATCAGCTACAGCTTTAGGTCTACATACTGGATATTTTCTTTTAGATTTACTTGCAGATTTTCTTCCACAAGGTTTACCTGTAGATATATCTACCCAGTTTTCCTTAAACCATTTTTTAAGTCCACCACCTTTTTTCTTTTTCATCTATACCTCTTCAGGTCTTTTACCTTTTTGTTTTTTATATTTGTCACTAAGTAATTCTAGTTCTTTTTTTTCTATTCGCCATAATAGCACCACAACCTTTAGCAACTTTACCTTGTGGCTTACCCACTCTTT